CCTCTACCTTCCTCAGGCTCTGGAGGAGGCCGCTGAGGCTCATCAGCTGGCCGCAATGGAGCACGATGACAGGGAAGGCCTGGTAGGCCAGTATCTAGAAACCCTTCTCCCTGAAAACTGGGACGGGATGGATCTTTACCGCCGCTTGGAGTACCTCCATGGCGATGATCCCATCAATCCGAAGGGAGTCGTCAAGAGGGGCTCGGTGTGCAACATGGAAATCTGGTGTGAGTGTTATGGGCGGAGGAAGGAGGACATGCAGCCCAGGGATAGCTACGCTATCAGCGCCATCATGAAGCATTTCCCGAAGTGGAAGCGAGCCGGAGTGAAGAAGATCCCTCTGTATGGGCAGCAGAGGATGTATGTTCTGGAAGAGTAACAACTTTTCGAGGTTGTCGACCGACTGTTTCTTGTATAAATAATAGGTAGATAAAAATCCCTATTTACAAGATACAACTTTTCTCTAGGAGACTTTTCAAACGATTTTGGATTTTTCTAGAATTCCCAAAAAGTAGCTCACGCCCAAAAAAGTTATATAGAAGATTATTATAATATGTATTATAACTCTTCGCGCGCGCGAGAAATTGTCCCATGAGGAGGGCGGAGTAGTGAAAGTGACAACTTTGAACAACCGGTTGACAGGTGGGGACAACCCCGCCTGTCTTCGTCAGTTGAAAACCAGACCAGACATGCACGGTGAAAAGGACAAAACCGAAAACAGGAGATGATGCAAATCAGAGAACGAGAAATAGAACTGAAACTTCGCAAGGCCACCGCAGAACGCGGTGGTCTTTGTTTGAAGTGTGCCCCTCAGGGGTGGGCAGGTGCACCGGATCGGATGGTTCTGTTGCCGCAGGGCAGGATGGGCTTCGTGGAGGTGAAGGCTCCGGGACAACGCCCCCGGCCGCTGCAGGTGGCAAGGCACCGCCAGCTCGCAGCGCTTGGGTACGTTGTGGTCACCATTGATCACCCGGGACAGATCACGGGCGTGCTGGATCTGATTGAGGGTGTTGCCCAGCCGCCCGCCATCACCCCCAACCATGGCATCACCCCGTATGGGGAGGGGAGGTGCTACTGATGCTGAATAAGGAAGACCTGCACCCGTATCAGAGATACGCTGCTGACTTCATTGTGGATCACCCCGCTGCCGCTATCCTGTTGGACTGCGGCTGCGGAAAAACGATCATTACCCTGACGGCTATCCAGGAGTTGGTCTTCGACCGCTTTGAGGTAGGCCGCGTCCTCGTAATCTGCCCCATCCGTGTCGCCCAGGTCTGGGCGGACGAGATAGCAAAGTGGGGGCACCTCCGTGGTTTGCGGTATTCGATTGCCGTGGGAACAGCCTCGGAAAGGCGCTACGCCCTCGCACAGGAAGCCGACATCTACATCATCAACCGGGATGTGGTGCCCTGGTTGGTTGAAGAGTACGGTGGCGAATGGAAGTGGGACATGCTTGTGCTGGACGAGTTGTCCAGTTTCAAGAATCCTCAGGCGAAGAGATTTAAATCGCTGCTGAAGGTCCGCTCTCTGGTGAGAAGGGTTGTAGGTCTTACGGGTACACCCAGTAGCAACGGTCTGATGGACCTCTGGGCGGAGTACAGGCTGCTGGATCTCGGTGAAAGACTCGGCAGATTCATAACGAGGTATCGACAGGCATATTTCCGTCCAGAGAAGACCAATGGGCAGGTGGTATTTTCATACGCTCCGCTGCCAGGAGCGGAGGAGAAGATCTATAGTTGCATAGCGGACATCACCATCAGCATGCGCTGTACGGACCACCTCTGTATGCCGGAGCTGGTTAGTGTGCCGTATGAAGTTCGGATGAGCCCGAAGGAGGCAGAGGCCTACTCCCGGCTGAAGAAGGAGATGATCCTGGATTTGAAGGACGGGGAGATCACCGCTTCCAACGCGGCTGCCCTCTCAGGGAAGCTGGTGCAACTGGCGAATGGAGCCGTTTATGATGACGAAGGAAATGTCATACCCCTGCACGATCGGAAGCTGGACGCCCTTGAAGACCTGATCGAGGCACAGAACGGGAAGCCGGTGCTGGTTGCTTACTGGTATAAGCATGACCTGGCACGGATTGAACTTCGCCTCCGTGATATGGGCTTACGCTACCGCCGGATTGATACTGAGGAATCCATCCACCAGTGGAACGCAAAGCGGATAGCGGTCGGCCTTATCCACCCTGCTTCGGCTGGTCACGGCTTGAACCTCCAAGGGGGTGGTTCTACCCTGATCTGGTTCGGTCTGACCTGGTCGTTGGAGCTCTACATTCAGACCAATGCTCGCTTATGGCGCCAGGGACAGGTGAGCAGAACCGTCGTGGTAGAGCACATTGTAACGAAGGGCACAATCGACGAACGGATCATGGCTGCGCTTCAAAAGAAGGAGGTGACGCAGAGCAGCCTGATCGACGCAGTTAAGGCACAACTAATTACGTGATGGGAGGAAAACGTGGGCAAATCATTATTGACACCTAAGATGGTGATCTTTCCACGCAGAAAGATCGTGGTAGATGGAAAGCCGCATGTTGTCAGGACAGTGCGAGAAGACAAGAAAAGGACGCCTGTAGAAGGCAGAAAGGAAAAGTATGGAACTTAAGATTGATCCGAGGCTGCGGGATGTACTTCCACCGTTGTCAGAGGAAAAGAAGAGGGATTTGGAAGAGGATATTCTTGAAAAGGGTGTTCTTTCTCCAATCATCCACTGGAACGGGATCATTGTTGATGGTCACAATCGATTCGAGATCTGTGAAAGATGTGGCATTCCTTACGAGACGAAGGGAATCTTGTTCAACTCCATCGAGGAAGCCATGTTCTGGATCTGCAAGAATCAGATGAGGCAGCGTGACCTGAACGAGTATCAACGGTGTATGAAAGCGCTGGAATATGAGGAGCAGGTCAAGGCAGAGGCAGAACAGAGGATGTTGTCAGGGAAAAAGATAGACCCTGACCAACCGGTTGGTCAGGGTGGGCACGAACGAAAATCGGACTATATTCTCGGACAGTTCGCCGGTGTTTCCTCCGAAACACTGAGGCGTTCGCGCTTTCTGTGCAATGAAGCCCCCGATGATATTCAGAATGCATTGTTTGCTGGAGTCATTGCCATTGGCACTGCATATAAGAAGCTGCAGGCCGAGAAGAAGCGTGAACAGGCAAAAGAAGCACGCCGTTTAGCGCGAGAGGCTGAAAAGCCTAACCCTTCACCTCAAGAGAAAACCCTGGAGAATCCCGAAGGTATTGTTGGTGGAGAACCCGTGTACCATAACGGTGAACTGATGCCCGGCGTTATGCGTACTCCGGATGGGATTGTTCACGCCTCTCGTCCGTATGCGGATAATCCTGACTCTTTTCCCCATGTAATGGATTTGGTCGAAAAAGCATTAGGATGCTTTGAGGGCTTAATCCAGAGAGCAATGGACGCCCTCTCAGCGGGTATGCTTACGGAAGAGAACAGGAAAGAACTGGTGAGAGCCATTCGGGCCGCAAGCCGGATAGGCATGAATCGCTACAAGGAAAGAATGGAGGAGTTTGAAAAATGAGCACAAAGTTCATAATTAAGACAAAGGTTAGGAAATACCCTGTTAACGACCACGCCTATTACATCATTGAGGAGGTGGCTGACTCTGATCTGGCATTGGACGTCGGCTATCAGCGAACCATCAGGCCGTCTCATGTTGACGAACTGGTAAAGGAGTGGGATTGGGGTAAATTCCATCCCCTGGATGTGAGCTGTCGTGATGGCGTCTACTATGTGTTTGATGGTGGTCATAGACTCTCGGCTCTTAAGATGCACTATGGGATAGGCAACCATTTTACTGTACTGTGTAGAGTTTTCTACGGGTTGACGCGCGAAGAGGAAGCGTATTACTTCTCGCATCAGGATGATGGAGTGATGTCGATGCCATTTTCAGAGAAAATGCGCGCTGATATCGTTTCTGGTGATAATCCTACAACCGAAATGATCGCTGTCACTGAGAAGATGGGGCTTAAGCTATCAGCCAGATCCAAAGCAAGTTCAACTATCCAGGCGGTGAAAAAGGCGATGAGTGTTTGGAATCAGTATGGCCCCGGCATTTACGAACAAACGCTTAGGCTCATCCTGGAAACGTGGGGTGGAGACAGGGAAAGCCTTCAGGCTAACATGTTAGGAGGCGTTGCTGTTTTCCTCGTCGCCTTTGGAAACGAAGTAGTCCAAGACCGTTTCGTCAAGAAAGTCGGAAGGCTGACTTTGAAAGAGCTTCAGAGGGACGCCAGGTGGTTTAGGGCAAGTGATCAGAGCCTTGATGGTTCCCTTGCCTTGGTTTTTGCCAAGGCATACAACTACGGCGGTGGCAAGGGACGGCTTCCTGAGTGGCGCTTCGCAACTCTGGGCGTGAAGGGTAAGAAGTAAGCATCGGCTTCTCTTTTGCGTCAGGAGGTGAGCTATGGAGTATTTGCAAGAGAACTGGGAAAACCTGGCTAACGCCATCATAATAAGGGCGGTGAAGGATTATGCAAAAGCATACCGGCAGTTTCTTCGTCACCCGGAAAACAAGACCGCTCAGGAGGGGGTGAGGAAACTCGAGCGGTTTTTCTTTGGTGATTGGTATGCAGCATTGACCGACCTGGATCCACATTACCTTTTGAACCGACTGAAGGAGGGGATTGAAACTGGTAAGCTGGAGCTACCTGGATAAGCGGGACGCAACAATCAAGGCGCTGAAGGACTACGACACCATGAAATTCATCATTGAGAATACCAGTGATGAGATCAAGCGTGTCGAGGACAAGACAACGTCCGTTGGCGTCCCACTTTACGACGAACATGTCCGGAGCGGTAATGTCCACTCCGGCGAGGATGCGATGGTGAACGCCATCGAGGAGATCGACACCCTGAAAGAGCGCTACCGTCAGGCGCTGGAATACATGGGGTGGTTCGAGCCCGCATGGAAGCAGCTCAGTGAGGATGAGAAGTATCTCTTGGAAAGCCTCTATCTCGATGAGTTGGAGATAGCGGATATCTGTGATCACTTCTATATTGAGCGGAATGCTTTCTATGCAAGGAAGAAACGTGCCCTTGATCACCTGAAGACGCTCCTGTATGGAGTTGCCTGATGTAAGATTTTGGGGACACATGGATTTGAAAAATGTGGTATAGTAATACCATCGAAGAGCGGACGGCGATGTACCGCAAAGGCAAGGAGTCTGTGAGGCGACCACGGACTCCTTTTTGATGGATGTGCTATGCCGCAAGCAGTGCCGAAATCGACTGAGGGCATCCGATAGGCTGATCGGTGAACCGATGTAAGATTTTGGGGACACATGGATTTGAAAAATGTGTTATAGTAATACCATCGAAGAGCGGACGGCGATGTCCGCAAAGGCAAGGAGTCTGTGAAAACAGGCTCCTTTTTGATTGGGAGGGATGATTTTGTTAGAAACCAATACCAAGCAGGAGCTTGATACGCGACAGCGCGTTGGGCGGCATACCCCGCATCGCATGGAAGTTTGGCTGATCAAGATTGATCGGGAAAGGGAGAGCCCTTTTCTTCGATCCGGCTGCTTTCCGGCTGTGGTCGTGAGCAACGAAAAGTCAAATATCAACAGCGATGTGGTCATCGTGGCGCCCGCCAGAACCTCGCCGAAACGGCTTGACCTTCCTTCGCACGTTTGGCTGACATGTGAGAAGAACCCGTCCTTGGAACGAGACATGACCATGCTGGCCGAGCAGATGACCTCTATCGACAAACGGAGCCTTGTCAAGCAACTCGGTAGGGTGACCAGCGAAGAGGACATCGAGAAGGTCGAGATCGCTATCCTCAAGCAGCTGGGCTTCGAGGTGGAGGAATGAGCTACGCATTTGTTTTGATGGTGGCTTTCCTGGTTCTGATCTGGGCCACCAGTGCACCGCCACCCAGGAATCCGTAACCCAAGCATTTCTGTGTTCGGGTGGGAGCGGAAACGCTCCCATCCAGTATTACTACCAACAGCAATAACAACTTTAAACAACAACAATTTGAGTAGGAGGTGCAATATGCACATTATCACCTGTGAACAGGTTTCCAGCGGCCATCCGGACAAGATCTGCGACCAGATCGCAGACGCTATCGTCACGGATGTGCTCGCTCATGATTCCAAGGCCCGCGTCGCAGCAGAGGTCATGATCAAGGGTAACCAGATCATTATCGCGGGCGAATTGACCAGCACCTATGCCCCCGATTACCGGGAATTGGTGAGGAGTGTGTTTGAACGGATCGGCATCGACCGACTCGGTTACGAGGAGAGCGTTTTCGACATCCACATCCTCATGGACCGTCAGAGCCCGGACATTGCGCTGGGTGTGGACAGAGGTGGCGCCGGCGACCAAGGCATGATGTACGGCTATGCCACGAATGAGACCCCGGAGCTGCTGCCGATCCCCTATGTGTTGGCGACGGATTTTCTCAGGATTCTTGAGAAGCATCCCAGCCATATGTTCCGCGCAGACGCGAAGGCGCAGGTCAGCTTTGACTACGACAGCGGCCGCATCACTACCTTCCTCTGCTCTGTCCAGCATAGTCCCGACGTTGAGCCCGGCGACTTCCGCCATGTGATCGAGAGCATCATGGTGCTGGCAGCGGCGAGGCTGGGCCTCAACACCGACTTTGAAAAGCTGGTGAATCCGACGGGGCGTTTCGTCCTTGGCGGCCCCTTTGCCGACTGCGGCGTCACGGGACGCAAGCTGGCCTGCGACACATATGGCGGCGTCGGTCGTATCGGCGGCGGCGCGATGTCGGGAAAAGACCCCACGAAGGTGGATAGAAGCGGTGCCTACATCGCTCGGAAGATCGCCCGCGATATCGTGTGCGCCGGCTATGCGGATCGCTGTGAAGTCCAGATCGCCTATGCCATCGGTGTGGCGGAGCCGGTTTCCGTCTACGTTGACTGCTTTGGCACTGAGAAGCAGAGCCAGGAATTCATCGAGGGGTATGTCCGGGAGAACTATGACCTGACACCGAGAGGGATTATCACTTCTCTCCATCTGCTGGACGTCGACTACAACGGGGTTTCGACCTACGGCCACTTCACCAGGGGCGACTTGCCGTGGGAGAGCTGAGATGCACGAGTCCTTATACTACTGCGACACCTGCGAGATCGGGATTAAACGCTGCTGCCCTCATGCTCGTGGGTGTCATTATAATCCATGGGGCGAAGGCATCAGTCCTCCGGAATACTGTCCGAATGAGCAGAAGTGCGATGGTGAGGATTTACCTTTCTGATGAAGGCGAGGGGAGATAATCATGATCAACACTACGATCACATTCACCAAGGATGAGGTGGACAACCTGATCGAATTCCTTGATTTGGAATTCCTCCCCATGCTGCGAAGAGACAGGACCATTGACAATCCCCGCTACGTGGTCAGCATGGGCGGAGTTTACCGAAAGCTGGAGAACGCTCGGAATCGGCTGAATGCCAAGGATCCCAGGAACGGGAACACGGCGTGGAGGTGATCCGATGCCCTTCAAGCCGAAGAAACCCTGCGCCCATCCCGGCTGTCCGGAGCTGGTGGAAAGCGGGAAGTACTGCGATAAGCATCGCGCCCTCCATCCGGAGGAGACGAGGTCCGCTTCATCCCGCGGCTACGGGAACACCTGGCAACGGGTTAGAAAACAGTACCTTGCCGCTCATCCGCTGTGCGTAATGTGCGAAGCTGAGGGACGGTACGCCCGTGCGACGGTCGTCGACCATATCGTTCCGTACCGTGGTGATCGCAGCCTCTTCTGGGATCAGAGTAACTGGCAGCCGCTGTGCAAAGCGCATCACGATAAGAAGACAGGTTTGGAAGACTCCAGGCCAACGTACAAGTACTGAAAGAATCATCAAGCAATCGAGGAGGTATGAATTACGAACGAACTGACCGTATTCGAGAATGCACAGTTCGGCACGGTGCGCACGGTACTCAAGGATGGCGAGCCTTGGTTCGTGGCTGCTGATGTGTGCAGAGCGTTGGAGATTGGCGAC